CACATGCGCGCGCGTAACGGTCTTATAGGTATGATCCGTCACATCCGTCACACTCTCTGATTTCATTGGCATTTTCCTATTCTCCCGAGAAAAGGTCAGAGTTGCTGTCATCGAGGGCGATGCCCCGGAATCCCTTCGCAGCGCGGGTGTTGTGACGCTCGAATCCCCGAACGATCAGGGCTTCCGAGAAGCGCTTGACCGAGCCTGCGAACTCGCCGTTCGCATCGGCCCACGCCTTCCAGTCGGCGAACATCGCGGAGGTGCTGGCGCTGAGGTGCACCCCGACAGAGCAGCGCTCGTCGATCCAGCGCCCGATGGCGTCCTCGGCCTCGAAGTAGTCCTCTGTCGCGGCCATGACGGCGGGCGGTGGGCGCAGCCCTGTCCGCTGCCATTCGATGCAGCCTTCGAGCGCCCAAGCGAGGATCCCATCGCGTTCGGCCAGCAGCCTGTCCGCCAGGTGCTTGTCGCGCCGTGCGGGCGGGATGGTGACCGTGAACGGCACCATGTGGAGACGCCGCTTCATCGCCTCGTCGACGTTGCGGATGGAAGGCTTGTGGTTGCCGACGATCAGCAGCTTGAACTGCGGGATGAACTCGAAGAAATCCTGCCGCATGAAGCGGGCCGTGATCTTGTCGCCGCCAGTCAGCGCCTTCAGCTTGCTCTCGGCCCAGCGGCTGCCCTGTTCGGTCTCGATGGACGTGACGATGCGTGCCCCGCGCAGCCCGGCCATGTCGGTCGGGTGGCGATCACCCTGCGTGGCCATGAACATGTCCATCGGCGCGACGGTGGCGTAGTCGCCGAGGATGGCGGTCAGGGTGTTGGCGAAGACCGATTTCCCGTTGGCGCCGGTGCCGTAGAGAAAGAACAGGGCATGCTCGGTCGTGACGCCGGTCAGGCAGTAGCCCGCCATTCGCTGCAGGTAGGATTGCAGTTCGCCGTCCCCGCCCGTGACGGTTTCGAGAAACCCGAGCCAGACCGGGCAAGCGTCGGCGACCGATGCCCCGGCGATGCGAGTCATGAAGAGGCCGGGGTCGTGCAGCAGCGACGCGCCACTACGCAGGTCGACCACGCCGCCGGGCGTGTTCAACAGCCAGGGATCGCGATCCCACGGCTCGGTTGTGGTTGCGTGCTGGCGGTCGGAACGGGCAAGCCGCTCTACGGCGGACACGGTCGCGGCGCTGGAAAGCTTTGCCTTGAGCCGCGCAGACCCGGCACGGGACGCCGCCTCACGACAGATCATCCTGGCCAGATCGAAGGCCTGCAGCGTCTCCTCGCGCCGCCAGAGCTTGCCCGACCAGGTCAGCCATTGCCCCCAGCCCGCGACGTAGCGCCATGTCTCGGCGTGTCTGGCTGCGAAGGTTGCGGCGAGCGCGTCCTCGGTGAAGCGCACCGGCACTGGCCCATCATGCCCCCCGCCAGCAGGGCCGCCGCCATCGGGACCGTCATCCTCGTCATCGATCTCGCCGTTGCGGGCGGCGTCGCGTTTCCAGAGGCGCTCGGCTTCCTCGCGCAGCCGATCCTCCGGCCAGGGAGGGGCAACGCGAGCCGCGTTGTAGGAGACGATTTCCTCCCACGCTTGTTCGCGCGGCACGTGGCCTTCGCGGGCACGGCGGATCCAGTAGCCGATCACGCGCGACAGCGCGTCGAACCGGGTGGTGCCATCCACGCCGCCTTCGCGGACCTGGCGGCCGAACAACTCGGTCACGCTGCCACGCTCGGTGGCGGCCATGTTGAAATCGAGCCCGTTCTCGCCTTCGAGCGGCGGCATCGCGATGATCGCCTCGAGCAGCTCGCCAAGGTCGTGATCGCGAGGATCGTGGTTCAGGATCTGCACCAGCCGCCGAAGGCCCTGTTTGGCGTGGATCGATCCCGCCACGCGGATCGGCTGGTGTGCGGACCGAAAGGAAGGATCACCGCCGACCTTCGCGGCAATCATGTGCCGGGCGCGGCAGACCGTGGCGATGTCGTCGCCTTCGGCAGGCTCGGTCAGACGCCAGTAGAGGTGCAGCTTGCGCTGGCCCTCGGCGGTGACACCACCGGACGCGACTTCGAGTGTCGGGCAACCGAGGTGCTGCACAAGATGGTCGCGCTTCGCGCCGATGTCGCCATGGTCGAGATCGACCAGCACCACCTGCGTCTGGACGATGCTCTCCGCCCGTGCGTCGCCGGGAACCGCGACTGTGCCGGGGGCCACGAACACGGCCATGCCCGCGTCGCTCGCCCATGTCGCCTGAAGCGCGAGTTTAGCGGCGAGCGTGGCGTCCGCTTCGATGAAGGGCACATGCGGCGGACCATCGCCCGCGCCTTTCTCGGCCAGCGCACGGACCGGCACCCAGCCGTCGCAGTAGCCGAAAACCACGTCGGCATAGATCGCGATCATTTCAGCGTCGGGCGCGACGTCGTCGGGCGCGATGGTGTCGGACGGGACCGTCATGCCCAGCACCGTTCCCGCCACGCACAGAAGCGGCATTCGAAGTGGTCGGGGTCGGCCGTGTGGCGGGGAAGAATTTCACCCGCATCACAGGCGCGCAGGATCGTCACCGCCTTGTCGCTGGCGGACTGGGCGATTGCGGCATCGAACGGCACGAGTTCGTGCCAGATCTCGCACGTGTCCTTGTTGATCGCGGTGAAGAGCGCGGGCGCCTCGGTGAGGCCGAGATAGGCCTGGTAGAGCGCGATCTGCGCGGCGTAGACCGGCTTCGCCTTTGCGACGCCGTGCTTCGCCATCTCACGCCAGTTCTTGGCGTTCGCCGATTTGCACTCCCAGAGCGCAGGAACCGCCATGCCGTTCCGCGCCGCGACGACCACCCCGTCGGCATGGCCTTGCACACGTCCGCCCACGACCGAAAAGCCGAATTGATCACCATGTCGATTGCGCGTGCGAAGATCGAACCCGGACTTGCGCAGCCAGGCGATGGCCAGGTCCTCGAGAACGTGCCCGAGCGCGAAGATCCGCAGGGACCTGCCCGAGAACCCGGCGCCCGGGTCCTTCGGCGTCTTCAGGTATTCGTACTGCAGCCTGCGCTGGCAGATGTCACCCAGCCGGCTTCCCCCGAGATAGTCGCGTTGGGCACGTTCGGCCTGTTCCGCCACGAGGGCGGTGTCGATGCAGGCATTGACGGCGTCCGCGAAACTGGGCGGCTTCTCCCGATGGTTGAAGTCGAAACCGGCGTCCATCAGAACGGCACCTCCGGATCGGGCCGGGGCGCGCTGGTCTGCATCGCCTCCTGGAATCCATCGACGGCGGCCGTCGCGAGTGCGAGCGCCTGTGCCTCGGTGAGATCGGCGAACCGCGTGGTCCATCCGATCTCGGCCATGAGTTCGGCCATGTTGCGGAGGGCTGCGCGCAGAGCTGCCTGTTCGCGTTCGTCTGGATCGATCATGCGCCGACCCCGCTAGTGGGCGCTGGCGTGAGGGAATGCGGGATGGCGCGGCGCGCCGGGTAGATGCTGTTCATGGGAGAGCTCCAGATGCTCTCCTCACCTACCGGCGGGGGTGGCGGACTGTCGGATGGCGCTCAGGGAACCTTTCGCGAACAGATACTTGTGCCAGAACCGGTCCGTCAGTAGCCTAAACTTCCACCGATTCATCCAGGAGTCGCGAATGGCGTCATTTAATCCAAAAGTATTTATCCGTCCGGACAGCTTGAAGCGGATAGCAAATGTCCACTTAATCGAACTTCTCGAGCCATGGCGCGATTACTTCGCAAAGCGCGGGTTTGTTTTTCCAACTGACCCGGCGGATGAATTTCCACACAACGATCTGGCGAAGACTCTCCTCTCGTACGATCCCGAAATGCCGATGGAGCTCATGAACGGGCTCTATTACATCGACGAGGCTGCCTCGGATGAAACGCTCGAATGGTTGCTTGAGCGTGCGATGGAGGAAGGTATCGCGATTTCGCCCGCCGCAAATCCGACAACCGCCGATGTTGCAGTCCAGATCCACCTCGCTCGCCCCGGCGTTCTCGAGGCAAGAACAGTTCGAGCGATCGCATTCAACAAATCGGCCTTCCAATACTATCCGGGCCGACACGGCGACGGGCGCGAGCTTCCTGAGGTCACAGAGACACATCTGGCGCGCATGACTGAGATCATGAACCCTTGGTTCCACGAGCGCAGGAAAGGCCGTGGTGTGCGCGCCTTCTGTTTTCGGCGCGAGCAGAAGTTCTGGTTGGTCATCCGCCATGGAAAGGCGGCGGTTCGCGAGGGCAAGCACGAGGAAGACGGCGAATCCGGTGCCGCGTTCTACCGGCCGCAAAAGCACGACGTAATCATATACGACGCAGTGCTGGATCTCCTCGGCATCAACGCAGAGACCAAGGGCGAACGGGATCTGTATCGTAATACGTTGGGTGGGCTGGTCTTCAACCGGTCGAACTATTTCGGTGAAGGCGAAGTTTTCACCCTCGCGCCGATCAGAACAGTCGGGCCCGATATCCTGAAGTGCGGCGATGTCGACGGCGTGACGCGCGTCCGTCTGTTGGAAGTGGTGCGCGTGATCCCGGGTGATCCTCCTCAGATCGATATTCGGCGCTCGTCGCACCTCTACCAGTCTCTCGGGACACACTGGCAGCAAGCGCTCTCGCGCGGAAAGATCACCTCCGCCAAGTTCGGCTTCCTGTTCGAGGATTCGAGTCGCGAGCGTGGTGTCCACATCCGCCTCGACTCGGCCCGCTACGACCGGGATTCGGATGCCGAGCGAGTTGAGGCCTGGCTCCGCGAGCGTGGGTTCTTCGACATCAACAGGGAGATGGATGTGATCGATGAGGACGAGCCGGTTCTGGCAGGCGCTTGAGGCGCTTGGCGGCTCGGCTCCGCAACGTGATTGGGTACGAGAACTCGGTGAGGACTGGGCCATCGCTGGGGCGCTGCTGCACAGAACCGGCGATTTCGCCGAAGAGCTCGTGTGCCCGCGCTCGAGCGAGAACGGTTGCTTCCGCCACCTCGTTCTGCTGCCCGACGGCAAGTTCCGGGCAGATTGCGGCGATGTTCCGCGCCGCTGCGACACCCTCCGTCTCGAGAGGGACGACGTTCGGATCCTCGCGCTTCACCGTGGCAAGCTTGCCTCCGCCCTGATCCGCGCGTTCGGCCTGCAAGACACGACACCGGTTGTGGCTCCCACGCCTATGCTTGCCCTCGGACGTTACGACATGCGGTCGGGGGTCGGATTCGCCGTCTTCCTTGGCCTAACCGAGCAAGGAGCCCCATTTATCTTCGCCGATCTCGCACCGGTCTTTCGCACACCTGGCCCGAAAGCGGTGTTGGTCCCGCATGCCTCGGCGATCGACTGTGATCTGTCATCGAGGCTGGCCGAAGCGGAGGCGCGTATCTTCCTTCTCGACGATGTCGTCGTTTGGGACCAGAAGACTGCGCTCGCGGCTCGGTTCGATCCTAGGACGATCTTCCGAGACCTGATCGCGAAGCTTCCGGGCTCCGGCGATGACGCACCAGCACCACCGGCAATCGCGCTGCCACCTGGCACGACCTGGTCGTCGATCCGGATCGCATTCGAGAATGACGAGCTGTTCAATTTTAGCGGGCCGGGCGTTAAAAGCGCCGTTGCGCCTGCTGATGTCGGCATGGCGGACAAGCGTACAGGCAAGGCACGACTCCCGTGGGAGTGGCTGCGCAGTTTCGCGCTTCACGGCGGCCGAATGCCCGTGGGTAAGAGTAGCGCCCAGAAGCACAAGCAGTTCGTTAGCGAGCAACTCTCAGCCTTCACCGGGATTGTCGAGGACCCCATCGGGGACGATTCCGGCCAATACGTCGCGAGGTTTACCATCGACGGCAGCGGACTGAGGCAGGGCGTCGCAGGTCTGTCCCGACGAAATCTCGCTGACGACGATTGACCCTTTTCGAACTTTTTTCCTGCCACGCAACCCCATGAAAACATTCGGTTTCGTGGGGTTTTTTTCTGCGTCGTTCGCCCTGATTTCGAGCCCGTTCCACGAATTTTCGCCGGTCCCGGTCACTCGGGCCGCGTGCCCGTCCACCTGGACGAAGGCGAAACTTCATGGAGCGTTTCCACCCAATTTGCGACGCGCGCTCGCGCGTCTCCCGCAACATCATCATCCGGGCCGAACGGCTGGCGCGGTCGGGCTCGGTTCCCGGCATGGACGCCGAGGACATCAAACAGGACCTGCGTCTGCACCTCTATCGCCGCGACGACAGGTTCGACCCCTCCCGCGGTCAGTACGACACGTTTGCAGACCGCGTTCTGGCGAACCGCATCGCCACGCTGGCCGCGCCGACCGAACGCCTGCGGGCCGAGCGGGCGTGGGTCGACTTCGACACCCCGTCTGAGGGTCGCGGCAACGACGAGATGTTGCCGCTCGCTGAAACCCTCCCTGACAGCGAGATGCCGCACGCCGCCGTCGCGCGGGCGCCGGACGAGGCGTTCGGGCTCGTCCGCGATGTCCGGCGCCTTCTCTCGGGTCTGACACCGACCTGTAGGGATGTCGCGCTGGCGCTGATCGACATGTCGCCGACTGAAGCGGCCGAGGCCCTCGGGATCCATCGCAGCACTGTCTACGCCCGGCTCGGCACGATCCGGAAGGCCGCCGAGGCACTTGATCTCGCGGCATATCTCGGCGCCGCCCCGACAGTCTCGGAGGCCCGCCGGTAGGTGACAACAGGACCGGCGATGACCCGGTTCCACCAAGTTTCATGCCGGGCCCTCGGAGGAATGCAACACCCCCACGCGGGGAAACACTCCGACCGCAAGCTCCAGGGCGGCGTCAGGCCCGGCAGCAGTCTTCACTACGATCCCTGGACACCAACCGACGAAACCACGGAGCATCACCATGTTCACGACTTCCCCCCTGAAACGCCTGCGCCAGTCGAGCTGGATGGAGGCGATCCCCGACACGATCAACGTTCCGGCCCTGTCTGACAGGCCGAACCGCCCGGTGCCGATCGAGCGCGCCACCGTGGACGACATCGAGTTCGCGCTTGTCGCCCTGGCGCGGCAGCAGTCCGAGCTCTACCGGCTGACGAGTGCGCTTGGCGACGTGTTGAAGATGGCGCGCCGCCAGGGCGCCTGTGGCGCGGACATCGCCATTTCGGCCGCTGTACGGGATCTGGAGGGCGGCAAGTGAGCGCCCCTTTCGGCGGCGGGCCGCTCCGCATCATCACGGCCGACGAACGCTTGCGCGAGGCGCGCGGGATCAAGGGGGTGCTCACGGGCACCTCCGGCATCGGCAAGACCACGCAACTGCTGACCCTCGATCCGCAGCGAACGCTTTTCCTGAACCTCGAGGCGGGCGAGCTGGCCGTGCAGGGCTGGCCTGGCGATGAGGTCCGCATCCGCGACTGGGACGTCGCCCGCGATCTCGCCGCCTGGATCGGCGGCGCCAACCCGGCCATGCGGGACGACCAGTCTTATGGGCCCGGGCACTTCGCGCGAGTCTGCGCGACCTTCGGTCCCGCAAGCCAGCTCGACAAGTACGACACGGTCTTCGTCGACAGCATCTCCGTCGCCTCTCGCATCTGCCTTCAGTGGTGCAAGGGCCAATCCCAGGCCCAGTCCGACCGCACCGGCAAGCCGGATCTCCGCGCGACCTACGGGTTGCTCGGCCAGGAGATGATCGGCTGGCTCACGCATCTGCAGCACACGCCCGCCAAGAACATCTGGCTGGTCGGTCTTCTCGACCGCAAGCTCGACGACTTCGGCAAGCCTTTCTTCTCGATGCAGATCGAGGGATCGAAGACCGGCCTCGAATTGCCCGGCATCGTCGACGAAGTCGTGACCCTGACCGAACTGCGCCCCGAGAAGGGTGACCCGTTCAGGGCATTCATCTGCACCACCATCAACGATTTCGGCCTGCCTGCGAAGGACCGCAGCGGCCGGTTGTCGATGATCGAGCCCGCCCATCTCGGGCGGCTCATGGCGAAGATCCGTGGTCCGCGCCCCGATGGCGCTGCCCGCTTGAACTTTGATCTGCCCGCGGACGCCACCGCACCCAATCCCCCGACGACGAAAGGAGCATGACAATGGCGAGCGACAT